GTAAGCACATCCAGAGCCACATCAATCAGCACACTGAACGTGCGACCGATCTTCGGGGCAAGCTTGACCACAGCGTCAAGTAGACCACCAAGAATCGCCACCAAAGCTCCGATGATTACAGGCGCACCAGCAGTGATCACCTTGGCGAAGGCAATAACACCAGCGCCGAGAGCCGTTGCGATCGTCGGAATAAGGCCGACCAACGTGGTGACGATGCCAGATAGAGCACCGGCTGCAGCTGATCCTGCGGCGGCCAATGCGATCAAGCCCGTAGATATCAAGAGCAAACCCGCACCCGCCAATGCAACGCCTGCGCCGATGAGAGCGATCGCGATGCCCAGACCAAGCAGAGTGGGAATTACCGGGGTCAGGAGTGCTCCGGCAATTCCGATGATGGCCAAGGCTGCCGCCAACATGACGAGACCCTTGGCGATCTCTCCCCAAGTCATGTCGCCGAATGCCTGAAGTACCGGCTGCAGAACTCGAAGCGCAAACGCGACCACGAGTAGCGCTGCAGCACCAGGCAAAGCTTCGGTCATTCCCGCCATCGCGAGACCGATGATGGTCAACGCAGCGGCAAGCGTGATAAGTCCCTTAGCAATCGACTCCCAACTCTGAGCACCCATCTGCCCAAGAGCATCCGCGATCATGCCCAGAGACGAAGCAACGATGAATATCGCCGCGGCAGAGAGAAGTGTGGACGGCGGAAGTGCAGCCAAAGCCACGCTGATGATCAGAAGTGCTCCACCCATGGCCACAAGACCCTTGGCAATGCTCCCCCACTTCATCTGACCCATCGCTTGCATCGCATCCGAGATCTTGCTCAAGGATGCGGCCACGATGAATATCGCAGCGGCCGAGAGGATGCTCGAAGGCGGAATAACGTTCAGAGCCGCCGCGATGAGCGTCAAACCGCCGGCAACGCCCGCCAATCCCTTGGCCATGTCGCCCCAGGACATCTTGGCGAAGCCCTGCACCACGCCGAGCAAGATCTTGAGGCCTGTTGCCAACAAGATGATGCCGACTCCGGATGCCACGCCACCTGCACTGGTATCGGTGAACTTGGTGTAAAGCGAAAGCGCCAGAAGTAGAGCTGCTACGCCAGTCAGACCCTTTGCAATGTCGCCCCAGGACATCTTGGAGAACTCTTCGACAGCTCCGACAAGGATTCGGATGCCGACGGCCAGGAGAATAAGACCAGCTCCTGCGGTAACCATGCCTCCGGCGTTGCCAGCCATGCCCTTCGTCGCGAGAACTAGAGCGCCGATAAGCACTGTGACACCGAGCAGACCCTTGGCCAGCTCGTTCCAGTTCATGTCAGAGAGCTTCTTAACCGCGCTGGCGAGAATATCGATCGCAATCGCCAAGAGAATCAGACCCGCGGCCAGCACCGTCATCTTCGCCGCGCTGAAGCCAGTCGAGACCTGGTTGAACGCCGCCATTGCTCCACCGAGCTGGACGAACATTACCGTGATAGCGGTTAGAGCCTTGGTGAGCTTGGCCGAGTCGATCATGGACAGCGCGACAACCGAGATCGTCAAGATGCCAATTGCTGCAGCGATCTTGAGCAGGACGTTCGCCTTGAGGTTTGCCTGCATCGCTTTCAAGGTGTCCGTGAGCTGACCGAACGACTCCTTGATCGAGGTGATGATGCCGCCAGACAAGTCCTTCTTGCCCAAGTTCCCCATAAAGTTCTTGATCAGGAGAACAAGTGCTGCGAACAGACCAGTGTTGATCGCGTCGAAGACCGTGTTCCAGTTCGCGTTCGACAGGCTGTCGGAGATCGCTTGACCGATCTTGCTGAACGCGTCACCCATCTTACCGGCGATTGGCTCAAATATCGACCAGACGTGACTGAGAATCGACCCGAGCCGGCTCCAAACGGCTGAGATCGCATTGCCGATCGCCTGCAAAGGCGAGAACCGTTGTTGCAGCTTGTCCACCGCGGTGCCAGCAGCACCCGATCCAAGGTCTGTAAAGGCGCCGACAAGCTCGCCAAGCCATCTGACGAGCGTCTGGATCACCGTACTGAGACCCTCGAAGAAGGTCTGGATGAACTTCCCTTTCTTCAACGCCTTATCGAGACTGACGAGCCAGTCACCGATCTTCGCAGTGAAGTTGAGCAACCCACCCGAGCTTGCCGTAGCCGCTCCGAACAGATCCAGGAAGACACTGGCGACACCCTTGATGATCTGCCAGCCGATGTCCAGCACAGCGAAGAAGCCGGCGAAGGTCCTCTTCAGGTTGTCCATCGTGTCTTTGCTAAGGATCAACCCCTTCATGAAGTTGTCGATAGCCTTGGTGATCTCAACGAGGTTCTTGGCTGTAGCCGGCGGGAATATCTCTCGGAACGCGGCCTTGATCGGGTCCAGAACAGAGCCCAGAGCCTTGAAGGCGTTCTTGATCGCGTCGATCGCAGCAGCTCGTCCACCAAGCTTGGCCCAACCCTCGAGCAGCTTGTTCAGATTATAGATCGGAGTGGTCAGAGCGTTCTCAGCTGCTGTGTGGAGAGCGGAGAACAGGTCCGTGGCTTGGTTGATGTCACCGAAGATGGTCTTGAAGACCTGACCCCAAGCGGTGGCAACTTCTTCCTTCAAAGCCTGCATCAACTGCGGGATCGTGCGGATCTTCGTGGCCGAGTCCAAAGCTGCCTGAGACAGCTGGTTCAACGACTTAGCATCCTTCTCGGAGAATCCTTGTTGCTTCAGCTCCTCGACGGAGAAGGCACGCATCTTGCCAGTGGCCTTGTCGACGGTGCCGGCCATCACACCCATGGTCTTGCTGAAGATGTCGGAAGTCAGCCAGCCGGACTGCAACGATTGACGGAAGTTGCCGAACTTCTTGAGGGCAGCATCCATGTTTTTGCCAGATACGCCACCAATGGCGTGAGCCGTAGCCTCAATCGCCTTCTGGACGTTCGTGCCGGCCATGTTGGCGTTCGACAATGAGTTCCAGTCCTGCAACCTGAGAACTCCAGTCGAGAGTGCCTGGCTCATCTGGTACATCGCACTGCTCATCTGCTGAGTGTTGGCACCCGAGAGAGCGGCAACGTTCGCCAGACCCTTGATCGCAGCAGTCGCTTGCTTGAGTGGTACACCCGCAGCCGTGAATCGACCAATGTTCTCAGTCATCTGCGAGAAGCTGTAGACCGTCAAGTTGGCATAAGTCTGGAGCTCCGCCAACGTAGCGGTGATCTGCTTGAGCGTAGTCCCCTGCGCGGCGGTGTTCGCCAGGATGACCTGTGTCGCGTTGATCTGCTGGTTGTAACTTTCTAGACCAGCACTGATCGGATCGATCGTCAAAGACTTGATCAGCGCCGTACCCGCAGATATGGCCTTGGTGGTGATGTTGGCCAGTGCGGTGACACCGATGACACCCAAAGCGCTGAATTTCGATGAGATGTTCTCCACGGCCGAGGCGATATGACCGAGATCCGTCTTTTGTGCAGCGGACTGAAGATCAGTCAGACCCTTGGTTGCGCCCTGAAGCTGTAGCCCCTTGTTCAAAGCAGCCAACGAGTCAATGGTCGTCTTGATTCCGCGTTCGAACTGTGCGTTGTCGAACTTCATAGTGACGACGCGTTCGTCGATACCGCTCATACGGATGTCACCGCCTTCCAAACCATGTTGGCGATCTGATCAAATATCGGTCGAATCGCTGGGTTGATGAAGTCTCGGCCTTGCACCCAACCTCCAGTACCAGTTCCGTGCCCGTACTGAAGCATGATTACTACTGGAAATCCGTCCTCAACATCGGTGTTTGTCCAGGAAATGCGATAGAAACCACCAGCCGCATAGATCTCGTAACCCCAGGAATGTGCCGCAACACCCGAATCAAGCGGTGTAGCCATCTCCAAGGCTGTTTTTCCTTGTCGAGCCTGGGATTCCAAAATGGCCAGCACGTTGATGTTGAGCATTCTCTGGAGCGTCTGCTCCATCTTCGGTCCAGAGCCTGAGACTTCGTACGAAATCATAAGGCTCCCTTCGAGTTAGGTTCCGTCGGTATCCGCGAGATCATGTCCCAACATCTTGATGATGGCCGTGGATTGTCTCGTCAAAGATCTCACTTGAGTGACAACTTGGGCATTCGTCGGCGTTTGAATAGCAAGAAATGCCTTGTTAGCAGTCACGGCATCTTTCATCTTCGATTGCAAAGCAGCCTCGTTATTATCGTTCAAAATGTCAAGAACTGCCTGAGCGATTGCAGCATCCAGCTGTTCCTGCGGAACTCGATCGTCAGTGACCGTAATTGTGTAATCACCATTCTGATCCGGTCCTTCGATGGATGCTGATGGACCCAAATAAGTGTCAAGAAGTCGAGCAATGTCGACTTTAGTCTTACCTGTAAGCATCCCGTCTCCTTAGTCGCCCAGATCGATCACGTAGAGAGCCCTGGCCAGATCCGCACCCCACACCTGACCGGTTCCAGTACCGGAACCAACTCTTGCCATAAACACACTGAGTGTTTGTACTCCTGCACCTGGCGTAAATTTTCCACTCAAAGCGATAGGAAGAGCAACGCCAGTGTTGGTTACCACCACTCGAGCGTTCGCAATAACAGTTGACGACGCGGTTGGAGTAGATGCTCCACCATTCCTGATTCGAACGGCAAACTGATCGGCCGCGACAGTACAAACAGCAGCTGCATTATCCAAAACTGCTCGGTACGAATGACTCCCAATCGCGGTGAACACATAATTACCCATAACTGCGTCGCGAGTTTCAGTAGCACCAGACGTCGAAGTACCAGAAGTTGCTGTTGCTGTCGCTGCAGGCATTGCCGGAACTTTTGCAGTAAACTTTGCCCACGCAGACCAAGTTCCGGTATAGGTTCTCCGATAAATCACCGCACCCAAATCCGAAAACGCCGTATACGTCTGAACGATCAAACCCAAAGCAGCGTTTGCCATGACTTCGAGGGTGCCCCCCACAGCAACGGGGTAGTTCGTTCCCGCGGCAGCTTCGGCATCTGATGTCTGGACGTACAAACCTGAGGCGGTGAGTGAGTTCAGGTTTACCGCATTCCCGATCTCAGTACCGACCACCAGTGCACTGAGTGAAGCAATGGACGAGGTGTTCGTTCCGACAGCAGCATCCATCTGAGCTTTGGTCGTCAGATCATCAACCGCGGTGGCAGTTCCACCTTTGACACGTCCTCCTGGTGAGGTTCGAATCGGTGTCGTTCCGGCCGTTGGGCTTACGTCACCTGGAGCAGCATCAGCTCCTGGAGTACCGGGAGCACCAGGAGTCCCCGGCGTACCCGGCGGACCGATCACATTTCCGGCATCGATGAAGTCACCGTCATGTGTGGTCAAAATTAGATGACCTGAGCCGTTGACCTCACCATCAACAACAGAAGCGGCCTCAATTTCCAACATTCGGTCCGCAGTCAGTCCAGTAACGGTAGCCATGAAGCCTCCTCTCAGTACGAGCTGATAGTGTAGGAGTCATCCGAAATATAGATAGCCGAGGGCCACGTAATTTCGAATGTCGTTGGGTCCGTCATGATGATCGCAGAGTCCGGACCAATTGCTGTCCACGTCCCGTCACCATGATCGATGATTTGCAAGAGCGCGTTGACGTCAAATATCTCGTAGATCTCGTCGGGAGTTGGGAGATGAGCTCCGTCATCGTCACTTCCGTACAGCATGTCCTCCATCACTGAGATCGCTTCGGGATACGCTACAGCTGTGTCGATCACGAGGTGTGAGCCGATTTTTCCCCCGGGGAAATTTTCGGGTAACGTCGTGAAGTCCCAGTTAAAAGTGTTCGGATCCTGGTACCGGTAGGACCGAGCCGAGGGCGAGAGCAACACGTTGTACACGATGTGAATCTTGTACGTATCCTCCGAAGACACTCGATAGCTCAGTCCAAAAGGCCGACCATCCATCGCGAGGGGAAAGGTATAGGCCTCGATGGTACCGGCGAAGCCGTCCAGAGTTCGACTCTGTCGACGTTTCATCCCATCCTGGTAGCGAACTTTCACGTCCGAACCTTCTGGATCCTCGTTAACGGAGATCAAACCATTCCAAGGCACTCCATTCTTCTCCGTTTCCGCGTAAAACACCCCTCGATCGACTCCAGCCTCGTAGCTAGGGACCAGTTTCTTCCAGTTCAGCCGTGTCATGGGGCAAATATGGCGACAAGCTCATCGGGACTCGGCTGTCGAGCCGAAGTGCTCACCGATCCGTAGATGATGTTCTCGACTTCCAGCAAGACTGCTGGGTCTGTCGTGGACGAATCGATGATCAAATGTGCCGTGGGCTTGTAACCGGTAATGGGAGGGGGCAAAGTCGTGATGTCCCAGCTGAAATCCGTGGGGTCAGCTGAACTCCCGATGGTCGTACTGGTTTTCGACGCTGGTGCAGCCAAGGCGTTGTACACCAAGTGGATCTTATAGCCGAACTCAGACCCGTCGGTGTCATTTCCTAGCAATGTCCGGTATGAAAGCCCGAACGATTGCCTTGGTTGCTGCGTTGCGAGCAATCCGTTGTGAATTTGGGACATTCCGTCACACGCAGCGAACTCACGAGGACTGTAGAACGCGTTGATTGTGGCCTCAAACTCCTCAGCAGCCGACAAGTTGAGGTATTTGACCCCGTCGAGGTAATAAGGCTTCGCATCGCCTCCTGATGGGGATTCTGCCACCGATGTCAGGCCCGACCAAGCCACACCATCGTGCACCGGGACATACAAAACGCCACGATCGATGCCGGTTTCATAGTATCGTGCACCCGGAAGGTCCCAATTGAGTCGTGGCACGTTATTCCTCCTCTCATCCCGTTGTACCGAGCTGGGCGCGACGCTGTTCGTTGAGCGAGCGATTACGCATCGCGATCTCACGGCGACTCATCTTCTTC